TTCTGCTGCTTTACGCGATCTGGGGACATATCCAATGTTTCTTGCAAGAGAAACTACATTTTCTCTTAAAGTTGCCGAGTCCAAGAAGGATTCATTAGCAACCATGTTGCTGTTGAATGCTGTCAGGTAAGTATTATATGCTAAAACATCAATTAACAGCGAAATATTTGACCCTTCAAAGTCAAAATCAGAGAATTCTGAGTTAGACCTCAAATAATCTTTGATCGAACTCTTAATTTGATCAAAATTTAGGTTGGTATACTTAAATGATGGCATTTTCTTACCTAGTTGGCTCTAAAAGAAACTCAAATTCTTGTCTTGGGAAATCTTCACCAACAATATCGTAGTTAATTATGATATCAAATGCATTTCCATCGGGATTTGGTGTTACCACAACCTTGATGTTTGCAATTCTACCTTCAAAATTTGATAGAACATCAAAAACTTGCTGAGAAATTAGATTTGCTGTACCAAAATCAACGAAATCGAACAGTGAACTACTAATATCAGTACCAACCGAAGACTGAAACGGTCTCTCTCCAGGAATTGTTTGGACTAAGTTCCTCACAGCACGCTTAATCGCGTCCTCATTCCTGAGAACTTGTATATCACCAGTAACAGGGTGTGCGTTAAAGGATAAACTAATATCCTGAAATGCCCGTGAGTTGGTTTCAGCCACTAAATGACACTAAATATCAAGCTTATTTATAGTCACTCTTGAAGAAGATCTGGTTCAGTATCATCATTTTTATAATCACCTGCTACTTCACGAAGAATTTTGTCTGATTTTTTACGATCAGTCTTAACTCCCCATGAACCACCAACGCCGCCGTCCATATTTACAATGAGATCGTCATCCATTTTCTTTATTATAATATTGTAAGATTATTTATTCCGTCTTCTCTGATTCTGTTTCCCAGAAATATTCATCAGTATCTCCTAGTCTACCCCATCTAATACCATTCTCTACTTGGAAGTAATGTGTACTTACTTTGAAGTCTGGTATAAGTGGTTCTTCAGGTGTAATAGACAAGTCAAAGATTCGTGTTCGGTTATTAGGATACAAACAAAATTGACCATTCTCAAGCTCAATACAGTTATGTGATTTATGTTCGTCAGGAATTTCGCTTACATTAGTATTTGTCGTATCTGTGTCTGGATGAAAGTTATCTAAGGTGAAGCAGTATTCGCCGTTAAGGGTGCCGAAGTTGCGTGTGCGTACTTGGAAGTCCATTGACCCGATAAACTGCTTCTCAAGGCATCTAACCCCATAGTCCATACAGTTCCAGAACTGAAGGTTGGGTAGATCTAAATCTGGGTCGGGCGTTTCGGGGCGCGAGCAAAAGGCAGAAATTGGAAGCTTGTCAAACATTGCAGCATACTTCGGTAAGTATGTCTCAAAATAAAAAGCGCGTCCAGGTATCGACTTAACCGATACCCAAACGCCCTCTACAAACTCACCAAATCCATCTTGGAAATCTCTAAGGTATTCTTTACGAACCCAGACTTTCTGCGGTGGAAGATTGATGATTAATTGACTCATTTGCCTTGTCCACGATAACGCTTCTTACGAGCGTTCGCGCTCGTCGCGCTAAGTTTTGTATGCTTACCCATCCCTTGACGAGTTTTTTTGGGGGTCGCTTCGATAAATGTATTACCGAGCAACGATTTTTTTACCTTAGCCATAATTAAGTTCCTTCATAATATGTGAAATTCTGTGAGGAGCAGGGGCACCTGTCTCATAAAATGAGAGAGCATACCCCTCCATGATATACATGAACTCGTCTTCACTTACATCGGTGTGCCTCTCAGACCCATCAACATAGATTGTGTAGACTGTCCGTTCCATCAGATGACACGCATCTTCTCGTGACCAACTCTGATACGAGGGTCGCACCAAATATCGAATCCAGCTTCGATTGCATCCAGACAGAAACTCACATCCTCTCCACACATGTCCTGGACATCCCCAGACTCAAAGACTTGCATCTTGGGTGCAAACCATGGATACTTCATTTCAGCATGCTCAAAGACGCCGTGCTTGATGAGTACCCATCCGAAACCAGTGTAGTCTACCGTGAAAGGCTTCTTACGCTTTGTCATCGTTTCACCAGTCTCATGATTCATGACACCACCGTTGTTACGGAAGTCTCCTTCATCCAACCAATGTGCAACAGATGTAGTACGACCATCTTCAGTCATGTACCAACCAGCAGCAATGTCCTGATCCATCAGAACAAGCTGTAGAAACTTCTCAGTGTTAAATGTAATATCTGAGTCGATCCACAACTGATAGTCATACTTCAGTTTACCATCCCAGGGAATCTGGTCCGGTCCACGCAATACATTTGCTCCAAGACACTTACAACGAGCAAAGTTTACCATGCTGCTGTAGTCTTGTGAAATCTGAATACTCGCTCCCATCTGTACTAAGTCGAAACTTAGCTGCAGGAACGACTTCATGAATTGATATGAACAACCCCTACCAGGAAGACAGAATACAATTGCTTTACCCCTAAGCATCTCACGGGCAGCATCATAATCCCATTCTGGTTCTTTATCCTTTGCTTGGGGCGCTTTTGCTTTAACAGTAAATCCTTTAGCCATAATGATTAATGAGGCAATTCATTCTAACAGTTTATATATGATCCGTCAATAAGACGAATCTGGGTCAACATCACCCCGTACCATCTCAACTTCGTGGTCTGTCAGGTCGATTTCATTACCCTTGATTTTCTCTTTTAATTCATCTGGGGTGAGATTTGCAAAGATACATTTCTCTCCCTCATAGACATGAAAGATAGTCTCAGTCTTCATCATATTTTTCTTCTAGGAAGATACCATCTACATCAAGATTCATCGCAACCTCTGTACCCTCGTACCAATCTAATTCATTACAGAAAGACTCTGGCAAACTCACGATGTATTCATCAGTCACAGGGTCGATCCTTACAGTCGATATAATTCTGTGAGATTTTTTTTCCATTAAGCGAACCTGGGAGTCATTCTTATATATCAGAATTTTTTTTTATTCCATTGATATATCGATCGCGAATTCGGTTCGTTGTAGGTTACAAGGACCCATCGAATTTAAACCACTGTTTTATAATAACTGTGTGCGTACTCATTGATACTCACAGCATCATGATGTAGGTCCCCCTCAATGATACTCAGAATACCTCAGAGCTATTACATAGTGACTGCATGTGATTGTGAGTCAGCTGGCATGTGATTGGTGTTCTTGGTGTGATGCCTCCATATTATACCATGATGACTGCCATAATGCAATTGTGTCCTGTCTGTAACATAAAAATCCTGATACTTGACAAACTGCGAGTCTCATGGTACGCTCGCTAAGCTAACATCGTGAGAGACCATTTATAAGACTTATCTAACACTTAAAGAAAACACGCAAGTATATTTAAAAAGGTATTTAATAACTTTCCGCATACTTACTCAGAGGGCACTCAGAGACCCTCAGAGAAGACTTAATTAACACTTACTTACTCTCTAATCTAATCACATCATCCCATTGGTGAGGGTACACACAGAGGCAACATTTAGTCTCGCCATACTTACTACCCGGAGCAGGATAAGAATTAAAACAAACGGTAATATATGATGGGTCTACGAAGTTCACATAGCCCTGAGTATTACCTATTTTAACTAACTCTCCTTGGGTGAACATGATGTTGTAAGTTGATAGTGTGTGGTATCTAATAAGTCTGTAACATGTGTTGGTAACTGTCCCTTATCATTCCATGTCATTTTGTACTGTACGATTAATGACACTAACAGGGAGAGTTGTTGATGTGATAATTGTACTGTACTGATTGATTGTTGAGTCATCAATTTTTAGGGCGGCGATGGTATCATTGTAAGCATAGTAAGTAACAATCTCTTTATAGAGATTATCATCATAGTTTACCATTTAGAGAGGCATTCAAGTTTAATGTAAGAGGGGACAGATTCATCCACTGTTGTATCATCTTGTGGGAATTGTTGTCCATCTTTATTATACCACATATCATCAGGAATGTCATCCATAATTGAATCAATCATGTGGTCGAAAATGAAATCTAGTTTTGCCATTGATTGTCACCCTTAATCAGTAAGAATTTCTAAATCGATAACATCGATATCCTCTAACATTATATCACAGATCCGGGCGATTTCCTTTTGAGATGATGCACCAAGTCTGAAGATATGCTGATTGTTGTCAATCCTTATAAGTTGTAGATTGACGAACTCTTCATATTTAGCGATGAAATTAGCAATTGTACGATGTGAACCATCAATGAGATCGAGGGCGATTTCAGCAATAGCTTCAGAATGAAACTCGATGCCCTGTGCAAGTCTTTCGATTGAAAGTTTGTTGCTATTTGCCATAATAATCATGTGAGAGTTTGGCATATCAGTTAGAAGGGAATTGAGCGAGTTTTGCATCAGCGAGAGATGCAATCATAGTCCATACCATCTCACCAGACATTTTCTCTTGATCACAAATATACTCTACATTATCTTCCATCAATTCCAATACTTCAAGTGCTTTGAGTTCGAGATCTGTCATGATTAGAGAAGGATGAGAATGAGGACGATTGAATAGAAGTTAGCGTAGACTTTTGCCCACTCTTTCTTAGTTTTGATCATGCGAAAGTGTAACCATTAACAAAGTCATCAGCGTTGAAAACTTTGGACTGACCTGCCTGCCCTACAAACTTGCGGACATACCAAACGAAATCCTTTTGAAATACTCCCTCGCCAGCGATGCAGAACTCATCACAAAGTGCATTGAGGCGTGATTTAGTGGTTACAGACTGCCAACCGCCATCGAAAATGGTCATGGTGTCGTCTGTGACTTCTGCGATCTTGTTGCCATGCAGGCGAACGACAGAGGTGCCAGAGGTCTCGTCAAAATAAACTGCTGTGTTGCCTGAACTCCAATTGCGGTTAGACTGGATGGCGGCGTTCATTTGGGTTTCGATCTTACGCATGATGAGAGAAGAGAAGAGGATTAAGAGGCGGGAGAGGTGCTGTCCCCTCCACTCCTATAAGATACACGATTTTAGGGGT